GGGTCTCTCTGGGGTCTCTGCAAGTCAAGTAGAAATGAATTCTGGTATTCAATTCTATGATGGTATTAGCACAGATAACATCCAAGAGATTTTGATTCGTTCAGCATCAGATCTTATTAGTTTGGATAACCCAAACTACCAGTATGTTGCTTCTCGTCTGCTCATGTTCTCTCTTCGTAAGCAGGTGTTTAACAAATCTGTGTGGCAAGATGGTATGCCGACGCCATACGATGTTGCATTGTATAATGTCACTGTGAACAAAGTTTATGATGAAGATCTGTTAGATAAATATAATGACGAAGACTGGGCAAAGCTTAATAACTACATCGATCATGGTCGTGACTACCTGTTTTCCTATGCAGGTTTACGTCAAGTAGTTGACAAGTATTTGGTGCAGGATCGTAGCAGTAATGAGGTATATGAAACACCTCAATACATGTATATGTTCATTGCTATGACACTGTTTGCTGACTATCCAGCAACCCAACGTCTTGACTATGTTCATAGATACTACAATGCAATCTCAAAGCACAAAATCAACATTCCCACACCTATCATGGCAGGGGTGCGAACTCCACTTCGACAATTTGCTAGCTGTGTTCTTATTGATAGCGATGACACCCTCGATAGCATCTTTTCTAGTGACATGGCGATTGGCAAGTATGTTGCTCAACGTGCAGGAATCGGTATCAACGCAGGCAGAATCCGTGGCGTCAACGCTAAGATCAGAGGGGGAGAAGTCGCGCACACAGGTGTTGTCCCGTTCCTTAAAAAGTTTGAGAGCACTGTCCGATGCTGCACTCAAAATGGCATCCGAGGTGGAAGCGCAACTGTCCACTTCCCAATCTGGCACCAAGAAATCGAAGACATCATCGTCCTAAAGAATAATAAAGGGACAGAAGATAATCGTGTCCGTAAACTAGATTATTCTATCCAAATTTCTAAGTTGTTCTATGAACGATTCATTAAAAACGAAGACATCACACTCTTCAGTCCTCATGACGTTCCAGGTTTGTATGATGCTTTTGGGACTGATGCATTTGACGCTTGCTATGTGGACTATGAATCAGATCAGTCTGTTCCGAGAAAGACTATCAGTGCTCAAGAACTCTTTCTAAGTCTTCTCAAGGAGAGAGCAGAGACTGGTCGTCTTTACATCATGAATATTGACCACTGCAATTCACACTCGTCCTTCAAGGACAAGGTGAATATGTCTAATCTTTGTCAAGAAATTACCCTACCTACTGATCCTCTTCAGCATATCGATGGTGAAGGTGAGATTGCACTATGCATTCTCTCTGCTGTCAACGTTGGAAAGTTGAAGAATCTTGATGACATGGAAGAACTTTGTGATCTTGCTGTTCGTGGTCTGGAAGAACTGATTGACTACCAGAACTATCCTGTTAATGCAGCAGAAAAAAGCACCAAGAACCGTCGCAGTCTTGGTGTTGGATTTATCGGTCTAGCACATTACTTAGCACGTAACGGAGAACACTACGATGACCCAGGAGCATGGAAACTTGTCCACAAACTCGCTGAATCTTTCCAGTATTATCTACTCAAGTCCTCCAATGAGTTGGCAAAAGAAAAAGGAGCGTGTGGATATTTCCATCGCACCAAGTATGCAGACGGTATTCTCCCAATCGACACTTACAAGCGTGAAGTCGATCAAATCTGTGGAGAAAAACTGAATTATGATTGGGAAAGTCTTAGAGCATCTATCAATGAGTTCGGATTGCGACACAGCACACTGTCCGCACAGATGCCTTCAGAAAGCAGTTCCGTTGTGTCAAATGAAACCAATGGAATCGAGCCACCTAGAGCATACTTGTCCATTAAAAAATCGAAGAAAGGACCTCTTAAGCAAGTGGTTCCTCAGTTCACCACCTTGAAGAACAACTACACGTTGCTTTGGGATATGAAAGATAACTCAGGTTATATCAATGTAGTCTCTGTTATGCAAAAGTTCTTTGACCAAGCGATTTCTGGTAACTGGAGTTACAATCCAGAAAATTACCCAGATAATAATGTTCCTGTCTCGGTGATGGCAGGTGATCTTTTAAATACATATAAGTATGGTTGGAAAACTTCATACTATCAAAACACTTATGATAGTAAGACAGATCCAAATGACGAAGCACAAGAAGAAGAGAAATCCGTAGAGGATCTTCTGCAAGAAATTTTAAACACTCAGGAGGAAGCTTGTGACAGCTGTGCAATTTAAAGTTAACAACGGATACACCAAAATTGAAGGTATGACAGTCTTTAATAAAAATATTGTAGATACAACTAAGCAGACTATGTTCTTTGGTGCTCCTTTGGGAGTCCAGAGATATGATAACTTTAAGTATCCTGTCTTTGATAAGTTGACGCAGCAGCAACTTGGATATTTCTGGAGACCAGAAGAGGTTTCTCTTCAGAAAGATCGTGCAGACTATCAGCAACTCCGTCCTGAACAGAAGCATATCTTTACTTCTAACCTGAAGTATCAGATCATGTTAGACTCTGTTCAGGGTCGTGGTCCTGGTATGGCATTCATGCCTTACTGTTCACTTCCTGAACTGGAATCTGCTATGAATATCTGGCAGACCATGGAGATGGTTCACAGTCGTTCTTATACTCACATCATCAAGAACATCTATCCAGACCCCTCTGTGGTCTTTGATGCTATCATCACTGATGAAAAGATTCTGGAACGTGCAACTAGTGTTACTGCAGCATACGATGAGTTCTTACAAGCAGCACACATGTATGACACAGGTAACATGTGGAAAGAAGACTTCAAAGATTCACCTACTGCTCAGTGGGAACTTAAAGATCTCAAACGAAAACTATATCGTGCCGTAGCAAATGTCTATATACTAGAAGGCATCCGTTTCTACGTATCGTTTGCTTGTTCGTTCGCTTTCGGTGAGAACAAACTGATGGAAGGCAACGCTAAGATCATTTCTCTCATTGCGAGAGATGAATCGCAGCACATGACCATCACTCAGAACATTTTAAACAAGTGGAAGCAGGGCGATGACCCTGACATGGTAGAGATTGCAAAAGAAGAAGAGAAGAACGTCTACGAGATGTTCAATAAATGTGTTGAAGAAGAAGTAATTTGGGCAGACTATTTGTTCCGCGATGGTTCAATGATTGGTCTGAACGCAAAACTTCTGCAGAAGTATGTCGAGTGGACTGCGAATCGTCGCATGAAGTCTATTGGACTGAAACCTACATTTGATGCTCCCCTTAGTAACAATCCTCTCCCTTGGACAGAACATTGGTTGTCGTCTAAAGGACTGCAAGTAGCACCCCAAGAAACTGAAGTCGAATCATACGTTATTGGGGGTATCTCACAAGATGTTGAAGAAAATACTTTCGCAGGTTTTCAATTATGATGGGAAGATCTTTGATTGGTTGGAGAGAAGAACTTCTACAAACATCGAAACCGAATCAGGAGGAGAGAGATCTCCTCTCAAGGGGTCCATCGAGTTTAGCGCAAGCATTTCGACTTCAAGCAATAAAACTAAAATATTCCCAGATCCATGGGACGGGGACTGGAATGACGCAGTAATTAATTGGGCACTATGGCATGAAAACACAAAGCGCGAAGGCGAAGGGAAGGAACCTACAGAAATGGGTTCGACAAATGTTAATCGAGATACTTGATGTCCATCCTGAGGATATTGAGTCTCGATCTATGGGTGCTGGTGGTGAAGATCTCATCATGGCACGGGCAGCAAGACAAAAGTTTCCTCACTCAATTGAATGTAAGAACGTTGAAAGGTTGAATGTCTGGGATGCTTATGAACAAGCAGCATCAAACTGTGGTGACTACGAACCGATAGTAGTTATGAAGAAAAACAGGAAGAAACCATTAGTCGTGGTAGATGCTGAATATTTTATTGCTCTCTTTAATAAATAAAAGAGCCTAACTCTTTACTTATGGATAATCCAAAGAAAGAGGAAGCCAAAAAGGAAAACAAATTTGAGTGGGCGGATGAGGGTGTATCAACTCTCGTCCGAGTTATTATTCTTGGTTGGTCAGCAGCAATT